ATCTAACGCAGCTAGTTCAGCCAGCAGTGCTTCTACTTCTGAGTCTACTGCTACGACTCAAGCAACGAATGCAAGCAACTCAGCTTCTGCTGCATCGACTTCAGCAACTAATGCAGCGAACTCAGCCACTGCTGCTGCTACATCCGCTACTAATGCTGCTTCGTCTGCTACATCGGCTTCAGGAAGTGCTAGTACTGCTACGACACAAGCTACTAATGCAAGCAACAGTGCCTCTGCTGCATCTACATCAGCGACTAATGCTGCATCGTCAGCTTCGGCAGCTAGTACTTCAGCAACCAATGCTGCGTCTTCAGCAACATCTGCTTCTGGATCAGCAAGTACAGCTACCACACAAGCAAGTAATGCTGCAAGTTCAGCGAGTGCTGCTGCAACAAGTGCAACTAATGCAAGTAACTCAGCAAGTTCAGCTTCAACATCAGCTACTAATGCTGCCAATAGTGCGACCTCTGCTGCTAACTCTGCCACGGCTGCTGCAGCTTCTGCTACACTCGCTGCAAGTTATACTCCTTCGCAAACTGGTAACGCAGGAAAGTATCTAAAGACTGACGGTACTAATACTTCGTGGGATGCGATTGAAATTAATACCGCTGATATTACTGGTACTCTACCAATCGCTAATGGCGGTACTGGTCAAACGACAGCAAATGCTGCATTTAATGCTTTAGTTCCGTCTCAAACAAGTAACTCAGGTAAGTATTTAACAACAGATGGAACAAATACTTCTTGGGCTACTGTTTCAGGATCTATCTCTGTCACTGGCGGTGATCTTACAATGTCAGGTAATACTGGCACTTCAATTACAAATGCAACACTTGCTACAGTAAATAGCAATACTGGATCATTTGGTGGTTCTACTTCTATTCCTGTCATCACAGTTAACGGTAAAGGTTTAATCACTGCAGTATCTACCGCTACGGTTGCTGGTGGGCAGTACTTCGGATCTGCTACAACTAAAGCAATTGCATATAATTCACAAACTATTGCAGAAAATGTTACTGTAACAACAGGGAATAACGGCTTATCTGCTGGTCCTGTCACAATCAATTCAGGTTATACAGTTACAATAGAATCTGGTGCTAATTGGGTGATCGTATGAGTACACTAAAAGTCAACACACTACAGAATGCCAGCGGTGTAGAACAATATTTATGCAAGGCTTGGGTGAACTTCAACGGAACAGGCACAGTCGCTATTCGTGCTAGTGGTAATGTAACGAGTATCACAGATAATGGCACAGGTGATTATACAGTAAACTTTACAAATGCCATGACGGATGCTAACTACTGTGTTGTGTGTGCTTGTACTTTAAGCGATTCAATTGTAGCTGGAAACACACATAGAGGGTTTACTCCACGATCCTATACTACAAGTTCTGTTAGATTAGTAGTTACAGACGGTGTATCAGGGATTGATCCTTTGCATTCTAATGTTTCAGTTTTCCGCTAGGATAAACAATGAGTACTTTAAGACTTACTACAATTGCTAACCAAGGTAACACAGCCTCTGTTCCATCAGAGACAGTTATCAATGGTTCTGCAAAGGCTTGGGTTAATTTCAATGGTACAAGTACTGTAGCGATTAGAGCTAGTTTCAATGTAACTTCTATTACTGACAATGGCACAGGTGATTATACCGTAAACTTCACAAATGCGATGACGGATGTTAATTATTCTGCTGTTTATGGAAGCGGTGAAGGAGCTGCTACAAGTGGTTTAAGAGTGGCTGCTTCTTCAGGTAACACCACTACAACAACTAGAATAGCAATTAGAAATCTTAGCAATTCATTACAAGATGCAGAAGTAATTTGTGTTTCAGTTTTCCGCTAGGAATTAATATGTCTACATTACGAGTCAATACATTACAGAACGCAGCAGGTACTAGCGATCCATCAATTAGCGGTGCAGCTAAAGCATGGGTTAACTTTAACGGTACTGGTACGGTTGCTATCAGAGCTAGCTTTAATGTTACTAGCATTACTGATAATGGAACTGGTGACTATACGGTAAACTTTACTAACGCTTTAACGGACGCTAATTATTCTGCAAGCGTAACAAGCGGAGGATTTACGACAACTGATAGAACTATTTTAGGAACAGCGTATGCTCTTGCTACTGGTTCAGTAAAAGTCAATGCTGCTATCTGTACAAATGCTGCTTACTATGATCCAACCCTTATGTCAGTAGCTGTATTCCGATAATTAATTCAAGGAGAGAAATAAATGAATCAACGAATCATATACCCTAACGACGACGGTGGAGTTTCCATCATTGTCCCAGCACCGAACTGTGGTCTCTCGATTGACGAGATCGCTAAGAAGGATGTTCCTGCTGGTAAGCCATACAAGATTGTAGATGTCGCTGACATTCCTAGCGACAGAGAGTTTCGTAACGCATGGGAGTACGCAGAATGATTACCATCAACATTAACAAAGCTAAAGAGATCACTAAAGAGCGTCTTCGTGCTGAGCGTGATCCGCTTCTAAAAGCACAAGATGTTGCTTTCCAACGAGCATTAGAGTCTGGTGCAGACACTACTGCGATTATAGCAGAGAAGCAACGCTTGCGTGATATTACTAAATTAGTTGACGCAGTAAATACGGTTGAAGAATTAAAACAAATCACCATCTAATAAGAGTTACAAATGGCTGACATTGATCCAGTAGAGTACGGCAAGCTCGTACAAGCAGTAGAGAACTTAGAGTCCAAAGTAAGTACGATGGAGTACGACATCAAGAAACTCGTAGCAATGGCTGAGAGATCTAAAGGATCTTTGTGGGCTATCATGGGAGCTGCCTCAGTATTTGGTGGTTTTGTAACTTGGATTGCTGACTTGGTGTTTAAGAAATAACATGGGACGACCACATTCCGTAGGCAAAGACTTAGTAGCAAATACTAAGACCACAATGTTTACAGTTCCCACTAGAAACATGGCTAAGTGGTTGCTATTGTTTGCTACAAATCACAGCACATCCTCTAAATGGCTTAATGTCTGGTGGTATGATGCCAGTGAAAATACCGAGATTGAAGTATTGTCTCAATATCCTATTACTGCTAAAACATTCCTAAGAATCGACGGACAGGCTTATGTAATGTTAGACGAAGGCGATGAGATTAGAGTACAATCCGAGACAGGTTCAACAACGACTTGCATCGTCACTGTAGAGTTAGAGCAACGCAGCACTGTGCAACAATTTAATTAAGGATTATTATGCCACTCGCTAAAGGTAAATCACAGAAAACGATCAGTAAGAATATCTCTAAGCTGGTCAAAGAAGGTCGTCCACAGAAGCAAGCCGTAGCAATTGCTTTACAGACTGCTAAAGTTAAACCCAAGAAGAAAGGAAAGTAATATGCCAATGGTCGGAGAAAAGAAATTCCCATATACTGCTAAGGGTAAAAAAGAAGCTAAGCAGTATGCTAAGAAAGTAGGCACTACTCCTAAGGCTAAACCAATGAAGAAGATGGGTGCTAAGCGTGGCTACTAAGCCAAAGTCTAAAGTCAACCAAGCTGGGGTTTACACCAAACCTACTATGCGTAAGAACTTGTTTAACAAGATTAAGGCAGGTAGCAAAGGTGGAGATCCTGGTGAATGGTCAGCAAGGAAGGCTCAGATGTTAGCTAAGGAATATAAAGCTAAAGGTGGTGGGTACAAGTCATGAAGAATCCTCAACAATCTCTGAAGGATTGGACAGCACAGAAGTGGAGAACTTCAGACGGTTCGCCTAGTAAAGGTAAGAAGCGTTACTTGCCAGATGCTGCATGGAAAGCACTAAGCCCTGCAGAGAAAGCTGCTACGAATAGAGCTAAGGCTGCAGGTAACAAAGCAGGTAAACAATTCGTTAAGCAACCGAAGAAGATTGCTAAGAAGACAGCGAGTTATAGATGATTAAAAAAGGTAAAGAAACATTCTCTGGCTACAATAAGCCTAAGCGTACTCCTAATCATCCAACTAAGTCCCATGCTGTATTGGCTAAGTCTGGTACTCAGGAGAAGCTTATTCGCTTTGGTCAACAAGGTGTAAGCGGAGCAGGTTCAAATCCTAAGACACCAGGAGAGAAGGCTAGACAGAAGAGCTTCAAAGCTCGCCATGCTGCGAATATCGCTAAAGGCAAGATGTCTGCTGCGTACTGGGCAGATAAAGTTAAGTGGTAGGGTATTGACTTTTAACCAATTTTATGGTATAATATATTATGGCATCAATGAACTATATCCAACTTGTAAATGACGTACTTGTCAGGCTGCGTGAGCCAGAGGCTTCCTCGGTTTCTGACACTGCCTATGTCAAGCTTATCGCTAAGTTTGTCAATGATTCAAAGCGTGTCGTAGAAGATTCCTACAACTGGAATAGCCTGTCTGAGACACTATCTGCTACGACTACTGCTTCGGTATTCAACTATGTTTTAGTAGGCTCAGGACAGCGTTTTAGGGTTATTGATGTCATTAACGACACTCAGAATACTTTTGTAAACCTAGCTGCTACGAAATGGATGGATCAGCAGTTCTTAATGACCACTCCTCAGACTGGTTCTCCTGCGTACTATAACTTTAACGGTACAGACGCTAACGGAGATACCCAAGTAGATCTCTATCCTATCCCTGACGGTGCTTATAACATTCGTTTTAACATCATTAAACCACAAGAACCTTTAACAGTTAACGCTGATATTCTATTAGTTCCTCCTGAGCCAGTGATCTTAGGAGCATTAGCAAGAGCTCAAGCAGAGCGTGGCGAAGACGGTGGAGTACAAGCTGGCGAGACATATCAGCTCATGCGTCAAAGCTTAGCAGACGCTATTGCACTTGAGTCTGGTCGTTACTTAGAAGAACAGCAATGGGACTGGGTCTAAATGGCAAGTCCACTACAAACAGCTTCGATAGCAGCTCCTGGATTCTATGGGTTAAACACCCAAGAGTCTAGTATTACATTGTCTTCAGGGTTTGCTCTGAAGGCACAGAACTGTGTTATTGATAAGTATGGTCGTATCGGTGCTCGTCGTGGGTGGACACCAGTAAACACCACTGTCAATACAGACTTAGGTGCTGCGAATCCAGTAGAGTTTTTATTTGAAGTAGTTACTGGTGGAGGTACAGATCTCCTCAGTGCTGGTAACAATAAGTTATTCGTAGGAACAACTACGATGACTACAAAGACAGTACGTAATGCAGACAATAGTGGTAACGCTACGTATACCATCACTGCTAATAACTGGCAAGGTGCTGCTCTGTCGTATGGCGATGTAAGCGATTTCCAGCCTCATGTGTATTTAGCACAAGCTGGACATCCAATGCTAGTGTATCATGAGCTACCAGTCTCTGGTGGTGCTTTCGATGCACACGATAGCGGTACATTTGGTTTTCAGCGTGTAGGAGATGACGCTAAGTTACCTACTAATCATAGCACTTCAACCTTTGCACCTAGCTGGGTGTTGTCTGCTTACGGTAGAATATGGTGTGGTGGTATTACTGGCGACACACAAACAGTATACTTTAGTGATCTCTTAGCAGGTACTGACTTTTTAAACGGTTCTGCTGGATATTTAAACCTGCAAGAAGTATTACCTAACGGTGATCCAGTAGTAGCTGCTGCAGCTCATAACGGTTATATTATATTCTTTGGTCGTAGAAACACAGCTATATACGCTAATCCTTTAGACACTGCTTCGTTAACATTAGTAGAAGTATTGAATAACGTAGGATGTGTTGCCAGAGATTCTGTTCAAAGTATTGGTACAGATGTTTTATTTTTATCAGACGCAGGAGTTCGTAGTTTACAGCGAGTAATCCAAGAGAAGTCTCTACCAATGCGGGATATCTCTAAGAATGTTCGTGATGATTTGATGTCTGCAGTGTCTTCTGAGACAGACTTAACTAAAGTTAAAAGTATTTATTTTGAGCGTGATGCTATTTATTTATTAACTTTACCTACATCTAAGTTTGTCTATTGTTTTGATACAAGAGCTGCACTACAAGACGGAGCAATGCGGGTTACTATCTGGGATAGCCTAGAACCAAAAGCATTATTTGTTACACAGAATAAAGAACTATTCGTAGGGAAGCCAGGCTACATTGGAAAGTATTACGGACATTCCGATAACGGAACAGCTTATCGATTACAATACTATACTAACTACTTTGACTTTGATGCTGCGACAGCAATTAAGATATTAAAGAAAGTAGGATGGGTATTAATCGGAGGAACTAATCAATCAGTAGCTATTAAGTGGGGTTTTGATTATAGCGAAGGCTATCAAGCTACTACTTATAATTTAGAAACTGCTGTGGTATATGAGTATGGAATTGCGGAGTATAATATTGCTGAGTATACCTCAGGTATTGTCTTAGATAGATTTAGTATTAATGCAGGTGGAGCAGGTACAGTAATTCAGCTAGGTTTAGAAGCTGACATCAACGGTAATCCTTTATCCATTCAAAAGATTGACGTAGGAATTAAAAAAGGGAAAACACTAGTATGAGTAACTATGTAAAAGCCACTAACTTTACAGCCAAAGATAGTCTACCTTCTGGCAACTCAGGTAAGATTATTAAAGGCACTGAGATTGATACCGAATTAACTGCGGTAGCTTCTGCTATTTCTTCTAAAGCAGACTTAAATAGTCCTGCTTTAACTGGTACTCCTACTGCTCCTACGGCTGCTGCTAATACAAATACAACCCAATTAGCTACTACAGCGTTTGTACAAACAGCTCTTGCTAGTGCGTTTACAAGCGGAATGATTATGATGTGGTCAGGTACAATTGCTACTATTCCTACAGGCTGGGTATTGTGTAACGGTTCTAACAGCACCCCTGATCTTCGTAATAGATTTATTATTGGAGCTCACAGCGATTCTGCTGGTGTGGCATATTCTACTGTAACTGGAAGTAATACACAAACTGGTGGTACTAAAGATGCTATCGTTGTTAGCCACACACATACGGCAACATCGACAGACTCAGGACATACACATACACAGAATGGTTTTGGTGGCTCTGCTCCAGGTGCTACGACTTCGGCTACTCCTATTTTTGGTAGTTCAACAACTGGAACAGGAACAGCAAATATTACAACTACTATTGCATCAACTGGTTCTAGTGGTACAGATCAGAACTTGCCTCCGTACTATGCCCTTGCGTTCATAATGAAAACGTAGAGATGAAGACTCCAGTAGTCTTGCGTGACGACTACACGATGTACTTAGAGCTTCACGATGGAGCGTTATGGTTTCATACAGATGTACATAAGTGGTCGCAGGAAATAAAGAAGAAGTACTTAGAAGACTTAGATTTATTGCAGTATCTTAACAATGTACCTTTATTAGCATTAGTCGAAGAAGAAAATACTAAGCTTGCTAAGTTTGGATTAATAACAGGATGGGATGTCTTAAAACCAATAGAAGTTAACGATAAGAAATACACTATATTTATTAGGAGCAAAACATGGGCAGTGTAGTTAGTGCAGTATTAGATCCCTTTACAGGGGCTAGTGGGGTACGAAAAGCAGGAGAACAAGCTGCAGCACAACAGCGACAAGCTGGTATAGATGCTGCCAATGTCGCTGCATTCCGTCCTGTAGGAATGACTACGAGATTTGGTACGTCTCAGTTTACTCGTACTGTCGATCCTGCAACTGGTGTGCCTTATATCTCTAGTGCTGGATACACACCAGCTCCTGAACTTGCTGGGATACAAGAACAACTCTTTGGTAGATTCGCTCCTACACTAGCACAAGCAGAACAGATGCAAGGTCAGTATGCTCCACTGACTCCTGCTGCTCAACGCTTGTTTGGTCTAGGTCAAGACTATCTAGCAACCTCTCCAGAGCAAGCTGCTCAAGATTACATTTCATCAAGACAAGGTTTACTACAGCCTCTACGTGAACAACAACTTGCTGGTCTTCGTAGTCGTACTTTTGCTACTGGTCGTGGTGGCTTAGGAGTTCAGACTGGAACAGGTCGTGCTCCTGCGTCTCCTGAGATGCAAGCGTACTACAATGCACTAGCTCAACAAGATCTTCAATTAGCTGCAGAAGCTGATCAGGCTGCTCGTCAACGAACACTGTTTGGTTCTAGTTTAATAGGCACTGGTGCTGGACTCCTCGGTACACAAGTACAAGGACAAGCTGGTGCTTACGCTCCGCTACAAACTCAGTTAGGCTTGTCAGGTCAAGTAGAGCAGATGGCTATGCAGCCTTACCAATTAGGTTTACAATTAGGTCAAGCTCAGCAGCCTGGTCAAACAGCAGGTGCTCAGACATTGTACGGAGGAGCTGTCTCTGGAGCTCAGACTCAGTACGGTGCTAACTTAGCTGCTCAGCAGATGAATAATCAGTTCTTGTCTAGTTTGATTGGTGCTAGCATGGGTGCATATGCTGGAGGTGGAGGAGGTACTCAAGCATTACCAGTAAGTTCAACTACTGGATATAGTACTGGCATGGGCGGTAATTTCAGCGGTTCTTTATTTAAGATTTAAGGAATAGTTATGGGACAGAATGTAAATTATCTCTTAGGAAATCAACAGACAATGCTCGGAGCAGATCCTGAGCTTTATCGTCAACAACTAATCCAAGCTGAACAACAGCGTATTGCTGCGTTACCTGCTCAGAATCAATTAGGAGCTCAGCTCGGTACATTGCTTGGTCGTGGTTTAGTTAACGTAGCACAAGACCGTGGCTTCTTTGAAGTTACTAATCCTGTATTGCAGAAGCTTACTACCATTCAGAATGTATATAACACTGCTATGCAGGCTGCTGATCCTAATGATCCATTGTCTTTCTATAAAGAATTACAAACACGATTCGCTGATGCTGGTCTAGGTCAACAGGCTATGATGGCTACTCAAGAACTACGTCGAGTAGAAGCAGAGGCAGAAAAAGTTAAAGGCGATAAACTACGTAATGAAGTTCTAGAGACTGAAGTATTTATCAAGAATCCTACGATATTGGACGATCGTATTGCTAAAGCTCGTGCTGCTGGTAACGATGAACTAGCTAATCGTCTCGCTGAACAGCGTGGTCAAATCCAAATTAATATCGATAGACAGCGTCGGAAAGATGACCTTACTCTTGAGCTTCTTACTGCTCAGACTGAAGAAGCACGTGCTAAGATTCGTAGTCTTAATGCTCAAGCCGCTGCAGGTAAATTAGATAAGACGGCAATACCTGATCAAAGCGGAGGAGGTACGATTGTTTATTATGACCCAGCAACTCGTAAAGAAGTGGATCGTATTGTTGTAACCAGTGCTGTAATCCAGGAATATATAAATAAAAATAAAGGAGCACCAGGAACTACTACATCAGGAGAGAAGCCAAGTGCTGCTCAGTTTGATAAGCGTACTCAACCTGCAGCTCCAGCTTCTCCTGCTGCGTCTGCTACAGCACCTGCTGCTGCACCTGTTCAAGCAGCTCCTGTAGCTGCTAGTCCGTATAATCAAGAAACTGGAACTTATCGAATTGCTTTAGATCCAGAGTATCAACAGATCCAAGCATACGCTCAGCAGAATCTATCTAGATTACAAACTGATCCTGCTTTCCAGGCTGAGATTCAACAGAGAATAAATGCATTACAAACAAAAATACAAGCAAATTTCGGTAACCGAGTAGTTATTCAGTAGAGGTAACATGGCTACATATGATGTTTTAGGAGCTAGAAAAGCTGGCTTGTCCTTTACTGACATTGCAGAATACTTAGCACAAGGAACTAATTATGATTTAGAAGGTGCTCGTAAAGCTGGTCTGTCAGATAAAGATATTGTTGAGTACTTAAATCGTACTGGTGCAACTCCGTTTGAAACTTTCACAGCAGCAGCTCGTCAAGCTGTAGGTTCAGAAATCACTGGTGCTGCTCAGTTATTAGGTAAAGAACTTACCCCAGAGCAAGTAGCTGAAGAATCTCGTGTCCGTCAAATGACTGCAGAGAATCCAGTGTCTGGTGTATTAGGGACACTCGTCGGAGGTCTAGTAAATCCTTCTACGTTAATCCCTGGATCATTATTATTAAAAGGTGCAAAAGGATTAGCAGTAGGTGGTGCAGTAGGTGGAGGAGCTGCTGGTGCATTACAGCCTATTTATGCTGAAGAAGACCTAGGAAGAGTAGCTTCTGGTGCTGCTGGTGTTGTATTAGGAGGGGCACTAGGCGGTACAATCGGAGCACTAGTAAATCGTACAGGTCGTGAAGCAGTTCAGCAAGCTGGTAAAGAACTACAAGCTACTAAGACTGGATTAACTACTGGTGCAGTGCAGGAGAATGTACCATTAAGTCCATTAGCCCAAGAGATTGCTCAAGTTAGTACTGCTAAGAATGTAGAACTACAAGACAGTATTGTCCCTCTTCTCCAACAATTAGAGGACAGTGAACTAGCACAGAAACTAACTACTGAGATTGCTCAGGGAGACTATCGTGCATTCTTTACTGATGCTCCATTCAGACTTACCGATGTTCCTCTGTCTCGATTCACTGCTGCATTCAGTGCAGATAATCCCCTACGTCAACAGAACTTAGATGCATATCTCAAGGCTGGCTACAAAGCAGAAGATCCAGAAAAGTTATTAACTCGTCTCGTAGCAGCTAACAAAGGAGCTATCGCTACTGAGTTAGATACTACACCTATTAATATTCCTGCTGATTCTGCAGTGAACTTCTTGCTAAACCGTAAGGTACAAGAACTAGGTGGTCGTGATCTAATCAATGCTTACATCCCTGCTCTGCAGCGTGGTGTAGATCTTATCAATTCCATCGATGAACTATTCTTGAATGGTCGTGCTGCAGGGATGACTGACGCAGAGATCGCTGCAGTATTCAAGAAAGACTTCGATGAAGTCAAACCTATTCTCTTCTCCGCTATCGGCAACGTATCTAATATTGGTCGTGCCTTAGCAGCAGCTAAAGCTCAGAAGAAAGTATTAGGTTCTACTGAGGAGATCCTCAAAGGTTTAACTCAGAATGGCGGTAAAGAATTAACTGACATCTTTGCACTGCGTGACGCTGTGTCTCAGATCAAGGCAGCTCCTGGCACAAGCTTCAATAAGAACGAAGCACTTGCTAACCTAACTAAGGAAGCAGTCAAACAGCCAGGCTGGGCAGATAAGTTTGGTGAGTTTGTAGTTAACTCCTACATTTCTGGTCTTGCTACAACTGCAGTTAACGCTTTCTCTGGTATTGCTAAAGTAGGTCTATTAGGTACTGAGCGTATCTTACAAGCAGCTAATCCCTTTTCTAAAGTAAAGATTGGAGAAGTTCTTCCAGCATTTAGAGGATTGATGGATGGATTATTAGAATCTGCTTACTTTACTAAAGAAGGACTCCTACGTGGGTCTCCATTAGATGCAGCAATGCCTGAAATTAAGGGAGCTATTGGTGCTCAAGAAGGGGCTTCTAAAGCAGAGCAACTATTAGGACAAGCAGTTCGTGTACCTAGTCGTCTTAGCGTGGGTGTTGACGAGTTTTTCAAGTCTATCTTTCGTCGTATGGAGTACAATGCTCAGGCATATCGATTAGCTTCCTCTGGTAAATACGGTGATGCTGAGGCTGTCTACAGTGCGTTACGTAAAGTAAATACAAAGACTACAGACTGGAAAGATAACATACTCAAAGCTCCTGAACTAGCAGGACTTCCTGACAATGTTCGTACTAAACTAGTGGATGATGTTCGTAACTTTGCTAAGCAAGCTACATTCCAAGCAGACTTAGGAAATTTTGGTAATAAGTTATTAGCTCTTAGAGCAGCTCATCCTTGGGTAGCTCCAGTAATTCCTTTCGTTAAGACTCCTATTAACATTATGAAGGATGCTCTGTCTTATACACCATTAGGTGTCTTTGCTAAGAATACTCCTACGGATGTTAAGGTTGCTCGTATCGCTATCGGTATGGGTATTACTGCTGCGTTAGCTCAGCAAGTAGCTGAAGGTAATATCACTGGTTCATATCCTAAGGATGCTGCTAAACGCAATGCTATGATTGCCACCGAAACTCCTGAATATAGTATTAAAATTGGAGGTACTTGGTACTCTTACGCTCGTGTTGAACCACTAGCAACTATTATGGGTTCTTCTGTTGATGGTATTAATGCAGTAGCTGATTATGTATCTAAACCTAAATACGATTCTAAAAAAGAAAAAGATTTAGTTATTGATGTCGTGGCAGGTGTGACTAAGAATATCGTATCTAAAACATACTTAGAAGGTGTGTCTGGTTTACTACAAGCACTGCACGATCCAGATCGTTATGGTGGTAGCTTTGTTAATAGCTTTGCTGGACTGCTAGTTCCATCTATTATAGCAGCTCCTGCACGTGGTAGAGATCCTTATGCTCGTGTCGTTACTAATTTTGGAGAAGCAGTACAAGCTCGTATTCCTGACTTTGGTTTAGGCTTACCTGTTCCTTCTCGTCAAGAGTTACCTGTTCAGTCTATGTTAGTTGGAGGAGAACGTGCAAATCCATCCTATGGTTTAGCTGCCTACACTGGACTGCAGACAGCTCCTGCTGCACGTAATCAATTACAGGAAGAAATTGCTAGAACAAAAGTAGACTATAATCTACCAAATAAAACACTTCGTGGTGTGGAATTATCTGGAGAAGATATTGGAAAGTATCAAGCTATCTCTAGTCAACTAATTGAAGCAACTGCATCTGGATTGATACAAACTGCTGGATATCAAAATGCTCCTACATCTATGCAGAAAGTAATGCTGGAAAGAGCATTTAGAAACGGTAGAAAAATAGCTACTAATATTATGCTCATGGATAAGATGAGAGATCCTGAATTTAGAGATCAGTTTATAAGAGCTAAACTAAGTAAAAAAGGATTGGAGATGGAAGAATGATTGATCCGTTCACAGCACTAGCAGCCTTTGCTCCGTTAGTCGTAGACTTAGGCAAGTCTTTAATATCTCGCTTCGTAGCTCCTGCTGAGTTCAAACCCGCTACGATAGAACAATACACACAGATGCGTCAGCTGGACTTAGACATGTTCAAAGCCATGAATGATGCTGGTGGTACTAATCCATCCTATCCTTGGGTCGAAGCAGTCGTAAGACTAATGCGTCCATCGATAGCATTGATTGTATTAGGTACTTGGGCATTCTTAGAACTTAACGGAGGTGCGAATGATACTGTTAGCAACTTTGCTTCTGCCATTGGTTTTTATCTATTTGGTGACAGGTCTCTCTTTTATGCCAAGAAGAGTCTAAATGCGTCTAAGCCCTAACTTTACCTTAGAAGAACTTACAGCGTCTCAGATTGCAGACCGTAAAGGATTAGACAATACCCCAAATGCTACAGCGATTGCTAACCTTACTCGCTTGGCAGCTCTGCTGGAGCAGGTCAGGGCAGTAATCGGTAAGCCAATCATAGTAACTTCAGGTTATAGATCGGCTGAGGTTAACTTAGCCATTGGATCTACCAATAAATCCCAACATCCCCTAGGTTGTGCTGCTGATTTTAAAGTCTCTGGAATGACCCCTAAACAGGTCGTAGAGGCTTGCATTAAAGCGGATATACCCTACCATCAGATCATCGAAGAATTCGCTTCCTGGACTCATATAAGCGTTTCTAACACCCCTTCTGAACCACCTAAGAAACAGGCTCTGATTATAGACCGTCAGGGTACTCGTCCGTTCCAATAAAAAAGCCCTCCGAAGAGGGCTCTTAAGTTAAATCTCAAAAGAAAACAGTAGCCTGAATATTCCTAAGTCTACGATTAGATGTCGACAATCATCATAATCAGAGATATATTCAAAGCCTACCATAAATCCAGTGAGGAAGTATAGTTCAAGACTCATTTGGTTTTTCCTTATATCGTTCAATTGCTCGGATGATGAGGGCTTCTAAGCCTACCTGAAGCAGAAGCTTCTTTGCTTCCTCATCCACTTCAACATCTAAATCAGCAGATCCGTCTTCATTTTCAGTTAAGCTTAGCAGTTCTAGTTTCATTTAACTGGACATGCACCACTGGCACACTCGTCCCCTCCATCAAAAGATGCTTCATCAATCTTAGTAATCAAGCGAGTCTTAGCAACTAGCTCCTCATACTGCTCTTTAGTAATCTCCTCCAAAGGTGCTTGATGGAAACCATGCTCATTGTGTAGCAAGAAAGACAAGGACTTGTGGTTGTTCTTGTAGTTCTTAGCAAGGTACTTCTTGATCTCAGGTAGTTCTTCCTTACGATAGTACACTGTACAGGAAACACTATTGTCTGACCAATGAGCTTGCAACCATTTCACAACTTCCAACTGATCAATCGCAGTCATCTCAGCAGCTAACTTTGTTCCCTCTGGATAACAGAATGGGAAGCTAACTACCATCGTACTATGATCTTCACTACCATCAAAGTTACGCTGATACTCCACAGGATAACCGTGATCACGACAGACTTGTACTAAAGCGTGGTCTGCTGCGATACGAATCCTACGAATCATGTAACGAGAATACGCAGGATGACAACCTGAAGTAACACCTGGCAATAACGACAGAGTGCCTGAAGGTTTAACAGTGGTAAGTTTTACTGACTCAGGAAAGCCATGCTTAGCACTATACTCTTTATCAAAAGCTCGTAACTCTTGATAAGCTTCAGACAACCAACTACGCTGCTCGTCACTTGCTTGTAGGACTCCAGTTACTCCGATGCCCATTCGCATATTACTGTGTACAATATCTGCTGTCTCTTCGAGATGGCAGGGTAATGCTAGACTATGCTTATTGATTCGATATAGCAGCTTACAGATGTCGATGAATTCTGATTTACTCGACACATTAGGCAGATATATCTCAGCCAAACAACAAGTCTCATATGGAGCTAGGGACTGCTCAGCACATGGATTGTAACCCATCACCTTAGGATCAGGATACTGAGTCTCTCCCAGTCGTCCAATCTTTCTGCTGAGCTTCAGGTTAATTAAACCATAAGGCTCGCCCTTGCCTTCATACCCATCCCAGAAATACTCATGGAGATCTTTGAAGTCGTTACATACTACGCTGTTATTAGACATAGCTCTCCATGAAGGAATGTTACCCATGTCCCACCGTTTAGCCAGCAAGTATTCAACGTCATCAGGATCACCAATAGCAATCTGAGCAGACCTACGCACATTACCAGCAACTACAATAGCACCGATGATGTTCATAATATCTAAGCAGTCGATTGAACGCAACTGTCTTCCAGCTCTCTTCATTAAGATCTCGCTGATCTTCTCAATACCCCAACATAAATCCTCAGCACCTGAAGCAGTGCCACCAAAGCCCTTGATAGGAGAACCCTTACCACGAACAAGCTTGGTTGAATAGGTAAATGTTGTAGCAGTGTTAGCTAAGAAGGCTGCCTTCAATGTCTTACCTAGGAGTTTAACCCATCCTTCACGAGAGTCAGGTACGATGAAGTCTGCATCGTTACTATCTACACGAGTCGGAGCAGTGAAGTTTACATTTACTGGAGGAAGCTTAGACACATGCTCTCGCTGGATGTTGTAGCCTACACCTGAGCCTAACATTAATAGATCCATTGCCCATGTGAATGGACGTACTGGTTGATCTATCACAGTAAATGCACAGTTCTGTAGACTTGCTAAGCCTAAACGACCAACTGTATCTGTACCCATCTGCCAGAGGAATCGACCAGCGACTGTGCCTTTCAATTCCATCAGGTACTTCTTCAATCGTTTCTTCTCAGCGTCTGTAAAGCCTACACCTAACTGATCGTTAGATGCTGCTACGACACGATTCACTGTGTCTTCAAACTCTTCTGTAGGACTACCAGGATCTGCTTCGTTCAGTCGACGAGCATATGTCCTTTTGTATGTAATATATCCTACGGTACTAAACGGTGTGTTAAATTCTGTCATTCAGTTTCTTCCCAATCTACTTCTTTTAGAAGTCTGTTATAATTGTTTTCGATATTGTCGCTAAAAGTTTCTACTAAATCTTCTGAAGCTATGTCGAGTAGCTCCAGAAGTAATACCTCGTCCAAACTCTTCAACCGTTCTTTTAACTCTGGCAGTGTAAGAGTACGATTCATTTTACTTTTTCTTAGCAGTTCGCTTAGCAGCGTTAACCTTAGCAGCCTTAGCTGGCTGAGTCAAACATGCTTCGATAAAGTCGATAGTCTTTTGTGCTGCGTCTTGGAATGCTTTGAGCTGAGCAACTGATTCTTTATGATTCCAATCACTACACCAGAAGCTGACTACATTCTTGGTATCCGCTTGTACTGTCATGTTAACTTGCCAGTCATCAATGTCATCCATGCGTCCGTCTACTGTGATGAATGCATTATCGTCTGGGAAAAACTTATTAAATTTTACTGTCTTCATTGGTTTCTGCTCCTTAAATATTTTGTGTGCGTCGTTAAGAATTTTTACTAATGATGTAGTCAAGGTAATGTCTCGCTTTCTCTAAGTCCTGTACTCCGTCTTTATGTTTCCAACGCAGTATATATTTTACCACGTTTCCTTCCCAGAAGTCAAGCTCCCAAGATTCGATAATATCCCAGGGCTGGATACCTTTACCTTGATGATAGTGCTTACCACCTACCTGCTTATCCCTAGGTTTATCTAACTCAGGAATGTAGGAGTCTAGTTCTGGTTCTTCTACTTGCAGCCTACGAAAGTATTCTTCAAGCGTCAGTTCTTTTTCCTCAGGCACAGGCACTACGGTTGTTGGTGTAGCATAAATCATAAATACCTCTTCTTTAAAAAGTCTAAGGAAACAAACATCTCATCGAAGCAACCATCACGAACTTCGTGTAAGACCACAATACCTCGCCAATAGTTATTACCTTGTGCTCCCAAGTAATCTTCATCGTGTTCATAGCAACTCCCTGCAATTATCGCTGTAAGCGTCTTCCCATCTGCTCTAGTAGCGTAAGCAACTTGTCTGCCTTGTTGATGCCCCACCACACACGACTGGTGTTTCTTGGAGATAATCGCGGCTGCCGAGCCAACAGGTCTATTAAGAGCTCCTGCAGTAACATAATGGGAATATAGAACACCATCAATAATGATAGGCTGCTCAAACGGAATAACTTCCCAACCAGCTTTAGCATAATTTAAATCCTCAATCGAGATTGTACCATCAAGCATTGAATCGTTTTCAACTGCGCGATTAATACGATGCTCGTGGTTACCAATCGTTAACACCATCCGTGGTTTGTATACTTTATCTTTATTCCTCCGCTGTCTTGCTTGTAAGTCACGCAGGGGTTTCAATAAAATATCCATTGCTTCGTGTACTGCAGCTACATCGTGTTTATATCGTCGACCCTCGAAGGACTTCTTTCCTTTATCATAGCTTGATAGTGAAGGCATGTCCGCAAAGTCGCCAATATTAATAATAACATCAGGACGCTTCTTAACAATATAGTTTCCAATCGATCTTAAGTAACTGTAATCATGACCAGGTTTGATCTGACAGTCTGGTATTATCAAGTGGGTCGTCATTGTATCCTTCTATTTTAATTTCATATCCATAAATGTTAGACAAGAAGGAGATAAACTCCCTCATAACATAATCCCAAGACTGAGAAGCAGGGATCTCAAACTCATGTCTAAGTTCTTTATTAAATGGAAAGCCATATCTTGCATCTACTTCGCCACCTTCAATGAACTCAAACGTGTATCGATTGATACGATCTACAGGATGTTCCATCTAGCGTCCTTCCAATAATATACCCAACCTTTGTCGTCTTTTCCTAAGACAGTAAAGTTAGTGTTATCTCCGATCACTTTCCAATCTACTATGTTCAGTGTCATGTATTCTCCTAAGTATGCGGAGCAGTCGATACAATAAGAACTTCTTGTAACTAACTACCACGCTTCACTAAATCAAAAAAGTATTCAGCATCTACTAAGACAAGAGGCTTACTATTATTCTGCTTCAAGACTACGAGGGGCTCGACTAATCCGTGCGTCTTAGCCTGTTCATAATCCTTGAAGACAGCAATAGCTTTACGATTCTTGCACTCAATCTGAAAAGGAAAAACCAAACGAGCAGCCGAACTAAGCTGTACATCTTCTCCACTCGCTCCCATGCTTGTGCTTCTGACATCATCAGTGCTCAGCGTAGGGAATCGTTGGAGTATCTGATCCCGCACCCACTGCTGTAACTTTCTTCCTTTTGCTTTTGCTGACTGGGGTTTCAACTTTAAGTACCTTTCGTTTCTTAATCCATGCCTTTGGTATATGCATCCTAGCGTTACTATCTTCCTTAGACACTGTCGATGCAATACATAAAGCGTCGGCTGTCTCGCTTACTAAGAAGCCGATGGTGTGGCAGAGGTGGATTTCCGCTTTGACTTCGTCTTCCCATCCTGAGTCGGCAACTGCGTCGACCCACTGGACGTAGATAGCTTTGGAGGAATCCAAATCTCGTTTGACTGCCTTCTTATCCACAGTAACTGTCCGTTCTCCAGCACCCTTGCTGCGTCTCCTTTGTAAGCTTCCAGGACAGCAAGATACATTTCGTTTTCGTCTTTGCATTCTTTAAGTATTCTCTCTGCTTTAACTGCTCCAATGCCTTTAATCCCAACAACATTGTCTACCCTATCACCAGTTAAAATTTGTTTATAAAAATTCCTAATCCCTTCTTCCTCAGTAACGAAGTAGCGATGATCTTTAGTAAAGTTAAAGTGATCACCACGAATCATATCTAAGTCTTTATCAATGGTACAGATACAATACTCACCTGGCTCAAGAGCATATGCTGCAATACCGATAGCGTCATCTGCTTCTTGTCCTTCAATCATCTCAAAGCCCCATGCAGTTTGCATGTACTCTCTGAGTAGGTCGTAGTGCTCAGGCTTTGCAGCTTTACGATTACCCTTGTACGGAGCAGTCTTAGCTATCTCGTGCCTGTAGTTACCACCACCAGTTAAGTATCCTTTGTAATCCTCGAAGCCATTGAATAGGATTAGGTTCTCTAGAAACTCACCACATCTAGCAATCGCTATTGACTCTGGTTCACCCTCAGAAGCAAAGCCAATGCGATATACTAAGATGTCCCCATCAATCAGGGCAAGATGCATTAGAGAGCTTCTTCCTCGATGTCAGCGAGGTTAACACCTTGTGGTTTGTACTCGATCAATTCTTTAATGATGATCTTACTGATACCAACTCCTACACCTTTCTTACCACCAACATTATAATTGTATGGCTTGATCAGTGCTACACCTTTAGAGCCATTAGCAACTTTAACATTGATAGGGCTGCCCTTCTCATCCACTGCAAGGATAGGATATAACTTGCTCTTAGCAGTAACGAAGAAGCCTTGATCTGGTTTGTTGGCATCGTTCTTAACATTGATACCCATGTCCATCAAAGTCTTGATAGCATCCTTCGAGAGGTTGCAAAGATCTACTTGGTACTTCTCAGAGTACTTGTTCTTCTCATTGAGTGAAGCCCAGAAGAGATCGGCTTTGATTGGTACTGGTTTTGCTTGTTCCATTTATTTCTCCTTAGTAAACAACTACATATATTATACACTACGATTAGTGCTTTGTCAACTGCTTCTCATCTAGACCGTCTGTTTCCAAGATAGCGATTGTACGTTCAAGTAATTCAAGCGTCTCGTATTCAGGTAATCTAGTGAACACCATTAAATAACCATCCTTCTCAGCAAGGACGACTAAATCATTTACTCCTTCAGGTAACTCCTGCATCTCGTTCATGGTCGAAACCCTGAATCATGCATGGCTTCCAAATAATCTGCAGCATCTTCAAGTTTATCTAGTTCTTGACGCAGCAGGTACTTTACATTTTCAATACTCTGTCCATTACGTAGCAGAACTAAGACTGCTTTGTGAACACTATTAAATGCTTCTTCTAATTTCATCAGTGTGTTTCCTTCCATGAGTTACCTACCTTATATTCTCCAGTTAAGGGACATCGCATATTCAAGACACGACCTGCATCCTCGATAGCTCGTACTCCTAATTTACCTACCATATCTGCGTAGTCTTCCGCTACTTCAATCTGCCATTCGTCATGCACATTCGCTACGAACTTGTAATCTATACCTAATTGCTGCAGCCTTGTGTCTAACAAGACTAACGCTTGCTTCATGACAATCGCACCCGCACCTTGGAGAAGTGTGTTGAGTGCTGCATGGTCAGTCCTAACGTGTAGTCTGCGTCCATCAAGACCTGGTAATGATCCCGACGACTTGCAGATCTTAGCCACTGACTCCCTAAGGACTCGTAGTTTCGGGGTGTTTTCCAGAAAAGAATCAATAAGCTTTTGTCCTTCTTGTGCTCCAGCACCCACAACTTTCCCGATCTTGGCAGCCCCTGCACCATAGAGGAATGCATAGATAAACGTCTTTGCTTGAGCACGTGTTTCGAGTCCAGCAGCTTTCTGGTTTGCTGTGTGGATATCACCTTGTGTGACCTCATAAATATACGCATCGTCTTTCATGTAGTGAGCCAGCATACGAAGTTCTAATCCAGAGGCATCGATACCAACTAACTTATATCCTTTCTCTACAATCCAAAGATCCCTACACTCTTCTCCGTAGGGGCTACCACAACTAGGTACTTGTGCCATGTTCGGACTGTGGTGTGTCATTCGTCCAGTGACTGCACCATTCGTTATCACCCTGCCATGCACTCGTCCATCTTTACCTATTGCTTTTAACCACGAATCAATCTGTGCTATTCTTTTCTGTAGTAACAAGTACTCAGCGATAGCTTTAGCTTCAGGAAAATCTAAGCCTTCGAGCGTCCCTTCGTCGACGATTGGCTGCCCTGTTTCCGTGAACTTCTCTGGCTTCCAACCCTTTTCTTGAAGTCGTTCTCCAATTTGTTTTCTACTTCCTGGGTTAAAGGGCTCGATGAGTGGCTTGAGTTCTTTACCTGTCTTTTCGGATACTCGTGGGGTAACTTTGGTTGGAAAAATGCTTTGTAGCTCAGCTTCAAGAAGAACAAGCTTAGCTTGAAGCGTTGATAATAAAGTGATAGCTTCTTTCTCATTGAGCTTGAAACCGTTCTCTTCTTGTTTTGCAATGATCGTTTGTACATCGTGCTCAAGTTTAATACTCCTCTCTTCAAATTTCTTTGCTGTAAGTTCAGCAGTTAAATGTTTATATAACTTCTCTGTTACCAAAGTATCTTGGATACAATAAGCTTCCATCTCAGGAGAATATCCAGCGTCCCAATCTTTAAAGTCTCCTTTAGGAAAACCTAAGCGTTGACCCCATGCTTCGAGACTATGTCCTCCCTCTAGACTTGGATTTAGCAATCGACTTGACACGAGCGTATCGTACATCTGGCTCTGCTTCATCGTAATGTTCCAACTCCTTCTCAGTACTGGGGCATCGAAGCATATTCCGTTGTGCATGATAATCAAATCGCAACTGTCCAAATACTTTTGTAATCCGCTTGCTTCCTTCCATACTGTTACTTCTCCTCCGACTTCTCTTGTAACACACATCCAAATCTTATCGTGTGTACTGTTAGTTTCTATATCGAGAATAATCTTTCTCATTGATTTCCATTTCCAAAAGTTATTCCAATTAAATAAATTTAATGGAGGACATTGCCACACTACACTGGTACTCCTTGTCTGATACGATTAGGAAACTCCTGCTCAAGCCAGAAGCAGCGAACATCTCCATTGATATCTTTAGATGCATAGCCTGTCCACTTGGAGTGCTTGGTGTTGTAGTCGTTGCATTCAAGATGATCTTGGATGTGTCGATACTGATTAGCAACCCACCCCACTGTCATTCCTAGCAGCAGCGTAATAACTACAATCGAATAGTATCTCATTTTGCTTTTGCTTTCTTCACCACTGCTTCAGCAGCATTGACTACATTCTGCTGGGTAGCGAGTACGAAAGCGTCTTGCAACTCCTTCACCATTAGTTCTAACTTAGCAACTCGTTGTCCTAATTCGTTAACTGATTCGATAACCTTAGGCATTTGTAATAAACTCATATCATTCCTTTATAACCATTTATATAATTCATGTGTAATGTAGGAGATTACTCCTGCAAAATACAGAGCAACTGCTACAGCTTCAACCAGGATCAAAGGTATATCACGCTGCAATATACCAGCATAAGTCCACAAGCCTGATCCAACCAATCCAAATAATATATTAAGGGGATATACATTGAAGCTAGTTAACGCTATTCCGATTAAGCATAGTGCAGTTCCTGTCCATTTGATTACTGACATACCACCACCTGAGGACACACAGTACACACTGTAATCCTGCCGTCAGGAGACATCACAGTCGTAGTCGTACAAGCCATGCTACTATTATACACTAACATAGCAGTTACTGCAAGTAAAATCTTTTTCATAAAGTCTTCTCCTCAGGTGGTAGCTCTGACATCCGACCAGTATCACGACGGTACAGTAGACGACAAGCCAATCCAGTTAACCCACTAAAACGATTCTTCAAGATACGCACATAAGTCGTATTGCGTTCCTGCTCATCCTCATGCTGCCCATTACGCTCAAGACCAATGACCATATCAGATAGCTGGGCAATCGACCCTGACCCACGCAACTGGGCGAGTGATGTAGCAGCTCCCTCTTCGTGACCCTTAGATTCGGGACGCTTGAGATGAGACACCACAAACAATGCAATGCCAGTCTCCTGCACAATGGTACGAAGCTTAGTCATGATCTCGTCTAGTGCTTTCCTTTCGTCTCCGTTCTCCTGAGCACTAACCACAATCGATACGTGATCAAGGAATACATACCGACAATTAAGACCTTTTGCCATAAAGCGTACTCGGTTGATAATATTGTCAATGGCGGTAGACCCAAAATGATCAAACAAAAATACACGATCAGTTCCAAGGGTAGCATCAAAGGCATGTTTAAGTTCCTCCTCTTCAACATCACAATCAGGTAAGTGCAAAGGTTTGTTCGCAGCAAGTGACATCAAACTCTTAGCAGTTTTCTTGACCGACTCTTCCAAGAACATGAGACCAATGTTATCCTCAGTCTTGTTGAGAATCTGCCATACAATCTCACGCATGAACTGAGACTTACCGAGTCCTGATCCAGCAGTCACTGTCACCAATTCTCCTAAGCGGATACCGTAGGTAAGATAGTTCATCCCATCGTAGGGATATTGCACCTCAGCCTTCTCCACTGGTTGGTTGACTAGCTCCCACAATGTAGACCCTGCTACGATACCGTCGGGTACATACTTCTCAGCATCCCACCACTGCTCAACAAACTCCTTTGTCATGCCACGAATCAGGTAATCGTTAGCATCCTTGAGCTCAGCCTGTTTGAATCGAAACACATGGGCTTTGCTACCAAACAACTCAGCCACTTGGTTAGCTGCTTGCTGTCCAGGCTCATCGTTATCAAAGCAGATCACAATCTTATCAAAGGAATCCAAGTACTCGAAGCTTGCTCGGCAATCCTTCAATGCGGATGTCGCACCGTTACGAATGGATACCACTGGGTAGCGAGAGCCTGTCAACTGATAGCATGCCAGTGCATCGAACTCACCTTCGGTAATCGTGATAGCCTTACCACCTGGAGGGAATTTGTTTTGTCCAAACAGCACTGCACTCTTCCAGTCACCAACCACGCTGAACTCTTTAGCCACCATCGAGCGAGTCTTAGCAGCCACCACCTTACCAGTCATATCACAATATGGAAAGTAGTAGCTTGAGCCATCAGAACCTGCACCAAAGAAGTGCATAGTCTGGGTTGTGATACCACGCTCCACCACTGGGGTAGATTCTACATTAGCCAATGCCTCTAGGACTGATTTAAACTGCTTAGGAGCAGCGTTTGTAGGTGCGGTAATACCCTCCCTTAGGACTGCCTGAACCATCGCTTCTGAGCCTTTCTTATAGGTTGTACACTTGTGACAATACTCATGCCCATCATCGTATAAACTGTTGGCATCCGAAGACCCGCAGTTAGTACATGGTATGTGCTTTAAAAAGTTACTATCTGTTTTCATTCTTTCCCGTTCTGTAAATTTGTAATGGTATTGCTTACATCCTTAGCAGTATTTCCCGATAGGGTCATTTAATCCCATGCCTTTCTTCTATTGCTCTGCACAATTCAGAATCAGTTATTTTATTAGAAATAAGTTCTTTTATTTCTTCATCACTTAATGGCTTTGGTTTCCAGATCATCTTAGCAGGATCAACTCCCTTGTACTTCTGAGCAGGAGACACCACTGCATCTTCATAGCCTGGATGATACGGTGCTTCTTCGACTAGTTTATTCATACGCAAACTCCGCAGTAGTATCGTGTTGCTTAAGTCTAAAGTTCCAGGCATCGATGATATCTTGTAAGACTACATCAATACCATACCGACCAGCAGCATCCAAAGTATTTTGTATTACGAAATGATAATGCATTTCTTCTTCGTAGTTATCTTCCATAGTTACTCCTTAATTAAAACTCCTAAGTATATATTAATAAATATAATTATATAAAATACCTACTATATAGTTTAACTACTTAGTAGATAGTATAGCATATTTAAATATCATTGTCAAGCCTACTATCCACACGACCAAAAGAATCGTACTCGTTACTATCCAATCCCTCGTCTCCTTCGTAATCTTCGTCTTCATCATATAGGTCTGTCCTTTCGTATGTTAGTAGGTCATCACTTACAGTAGCGTAACATTTATTACACATGTCTAAGTATTCATTTGTATGTACACTCTTGCGAGTAGCTTCAAAGTCTGACAATATTTTATTACAGCAGTAGCATCTCATAGTAGTGCATCTCCTAAAATTTTATAAGCCCACTGAAATTTATTCTCAGCGTTACGCTTTCGTTCCATCATAACTACTTGAATCTTAAGGGATTTATCTAGTCTACTAAATCTCTCTGCCTCTTCTTTATAACCAAAGATTCTTACGACTGATCCATCATCATCTAAAACCTTATATAACTTTCTCATAACATTCCCCATTGTTGAGCCATTGCATCAGCGATACCCTGGTATGTAGTACTCCTAAGTTTCCATCGATCAGGACTTGGAGGCATCTTATGTACCTTTGCTTCACGACCCTCAACGATATTAGTAGGTACTAACTTAGGTAGATTCTTAAGCCACAAACAAGTAGCTTTAGTTTCACCATGACCGAACTGCCAAGGCTGGATAATCTGATCAGGCTTTCGAATCTTACTCGATATTACACTAATCGGATTCTCTAATGCAATCCTTTCGATTGGTGCATTAAGCAATACCCGCACAAACTCTAATGCCTCTTCTTGCTCTTTCGCTTTTTCCTTAAACCATCTTGCACCTGATACTGCTAAGTGTGTGCATGGAGGATGAGCGATCATCAAATCCCAGCCATCGTTAATGATGTCTAGCACGTTTCCCTTGTAATGCTTTCCAGGGGTGTCAGTATCTAGCAAGTCACACGATGTAGCGTCATGACCTAGTTTAGTAAAGGCATCTCGTACCCGACCACTGTATTCACATGCGACTAAGACTTTCATTGTAGTATCCCATATAAGTAACAAGATAATTCTAACCCGATATAGTATAGCACATGTCCACCAAAGTATGCAAGTGCTAACAATAAAATATACTTAATAAATTTATCATCATCATACATGGTTAGTCTCCAGCCCACCGCACACCACTACGACCCATCCTAGCATTGTACATAGCCTCTGCTCGGTTAACTGAATCTAACCACTCAATCATCTTAGGATCGTTGCACTTCACTGCTTGAAGTCTTACACGCTCTCGCTGTTTCTCTGCCTCAATAATCTTAGCGTCTTGTTCATCAATCAATTTGTTCTTTAGTTTGCCCATTACTTAGTACCTCCTACGTTAACAAAAATAAAATGTTCTTTAATAAACTGTTGTGCTTCTGCTCTGATCTCGTTCAACTCATCAGCGATATATGAGCCATCAATATCCCTAATCCATCCACTACCAAACCACTGCTTAACCCTGTGATCGAAGTATAAGTCTATTGAATTCTCTCCCCAGTGTACCGTAATATCTGTATGCCCTTTGCTAATCTCTTCACCTATTGCCCTCATGACCCTGGCATAACTAGGTTTCTTACCATCAAATACAATCTCTTTAATCGGATTACACACGCTCATGATATATGATTCCCTTCTAAGTAATAGTCTAAGTCTTCTTCATCCCAGGAAGATAACTCTTCCATTTTAATATCGGTATAGAAGTCTTCTAATTCTAAGAGATCCATATTAGATACCCAATGCTGTACTAACTTTCTAATCTTTTCTTCTTTACTCATGGATATATCCCTCCTCAATTAAGTGTCTAGCAGTACGTCCAAACCATCCCTGTAACTGCCATGCCATACCAGTATCTACTAAGGTTTGCCATGCTTCAAGTACTTGCTCTTCTGTATCTGCTTCAATAAATCCTTCTGCTAATCCTACTGCTTGATAAGTATCCATCATAATTAAACCCTCCTAAGTTAAATACATTCTATCATAAATTCCTGCATTGTCTATAGGGGAAAACCCCTATAGTATCTTATTTAACTCCTACAATTAATCCATCATTCATAGTAACTTCGGCAAAAAACTCTCTTCCCATTCCTGTAATATGCGGACGATTAGCACCTACTATTTTACCTGTACTAACATATTCATTACCAAAAATACTAGTCTCTATATACTTTAATCGTTGACCTACACTAGCTTTTAAATCTTTCTTACTTGCGTATTTGAATACTAACATTTTTAATTCTCCTTTGCTTAGTTGATGATACAAGTATACTACAATTTATTACATTGTCTATAGGTATTAACCCTTAACTGCTAAGATCTTAATAACTTTTGCTTTGCTTGATCCATGAGCGATAAATCCTACAATAACTTTACGCTCTGATTTTTGACACAATGCACAAGTCTCACAAGTTACATTGTCTTTTAATTGTGCTGGGCATATTGCCACTGTATTACCTGAAGGGGTTTTAAACGTGCTTACAGCGTCGCTATGACCTTCTAATACTACAGTAGTAGGATACCCTTCATTGTATGCTTGATCTGCTTCTGTAATGCTTTCAGTGCTTGCGTTTATTGTAAACCCTTGAGCATTAGCTTGCTTGATAGCTATAGCATTTTGACCTGATCTAGGATAATGGGTATAAGTAAACCCTCTTTTACCTTGATTAGCTTGTACTAGTGCTTTAAGCTTTACAGTATCAATAATATTATTTTGACCTGGCAAGTCTCCTGCTTGATTGTGTCTCCATAATTGATTAGGTTTAAAACCTGATACAGTAGTGCAAAATGTATTCCAATCAGTACCACGCTCTTCATTGGTTACTTTATTCCAATGCATATTAAGGTGATAGTCTAATGCATAACAACCACCTTCTTTAAACGAGCATGTATCTGGGCATGAGTGCTTACTAGTAGTGCTTACTGGTATCTTACCAGTTTTAGTATTACTAGATTTTAGTGTTAAATGTACTTGCATTTTTATTTACCTTTTTAATGATTGTCATACCTTCGTTGAATTGTGCAAAATACCTTGCTTCCTTCAGTGTCTTAAATTTAAAGTCTTTTCCGTTTACTGTAAATTGGTACATATAAAACCTCCATTAAGTTAAATTTACCCTAGTCTAACTTATTTGTAAACTAGGGCAAACCCTTATACCTGATATACTACTAGTCTTCCAGGATTTTGCCATTCTGCAAATAACCCTTGATTGTCTAATACTTTCGTAATCTCTGGGTTAATTCCAAAATCCCAGCCAGGTATCATATATCCATCGTAATAATCTGCCCATGTTACCCCAGCTTCTGTAGCTGCTTCTAAATCGATACTAAAATTACCTCGATCATCTGGATGTTCATAAACTGGGCAGCCTAGCTTTTTCAGTGTATTAAATGCTTTAATGTATTCCCGCTTCATATTAAAACCTCCTGTACTTGTGTAATCTTATACCCTAAATTACTGATAATTGCAAGATCTACTTTACTAAAAGTTTTCTTACCAATCAAATTAGCAAACTTCTGTGCCGTATCGTTTACTGGATAAATCATATCATTGCCATAAACTTGTTTTACTTTTACAGTTAATTCCATTTGATCACCTCCATTTGTTTAGAATACCCTAGTAAACTGGATTTGTCTACTAGGGCAAACCCTTATCTTTTTAATTCACAGTATATGATCGTACCTATGATTAGATATAAAGGTGCATATACTATAACGGCTAATAAGTAGATCATTTAATTACCTCCTTTAGTTACTATGAGTCTAGTATATCGCAGGTCTAGGAAGAAGTCTATTAGGGAAAACCCTAGTATTATAGGTTTAGGCTATCGAGTCCTGGTAGTCTATAGAGGGACACTATCATACCCTCACTTAGCAGATTCTAGCTAGTTTGTCTATTAGGGAAACTACCTATTGACATATGCTCTGAAGTATGCTAGGGGGAGGGGCTACACAAACAAATTAGAGCGTTATAACCCTCTGAAACACCTAAAAAGTTAAAATAAGAAGACTATAAAATTAAAGAAATTAAAAGAAGTTAACGACAGAAGACAACAGATAAGGAATGCTATATAAATCAATGACTTAGTAATCTAAGAAGATAACAGAAGATGAGCTACGATAGTGAATAATAAAGGCTAGTTAGCTACACTTGCGGAACACGTGCTAGTTTACTGGGTAGACCCGCTGGAGATGTGATGCACATTGTAGACAAAGAAGCTACTTATTGTACATAATGTGCTACATAGTGAGCATCATAGTAAAATATTACTTGACAAAATCTAAGAAGTATGGTATAATAGTTGTACTAAGGAGAAAAAGCTGCTTCGTAATACTCCTAAGTAAAGAAGATATAGAATACACTACTATATAAAACTACTTAGTATAACTTCTAAGTTTAACTTAGAAGAAAACTTAGGAGTTATAAGTTATAATTAAATGTTAGTCTCTACTTACGTAGGAAAAGGCTTAGAAGTGGACTTAGAAGATAAAGAAAACAATTCAGTTGTTGTGTCTATCCCTCGTAGGGGTCGTCCACCTAAGGCTGTCGTAGAAGCGAAGAAGAAGGGTAACCGAGGAAAAGTTGGTAGACCCTTAGGAGATACAGGCAGGATAGCTGAATTTAAAGCTAGACTCCTCAGTACAACAGGAACAAAGGTAATCGATACTGTCTTAAGGAAAGCCTTAGACGATAACGATAAAGACCAGGTAGCATGTCTGAAGATGTGCATGGACAGACTTCTACCTGTCTCCCTATTCGAGAAAGATGCTAAAGGTCAGCGGAATGCTGTAACCATTAACATCACTGGTTTAGGTGAGACTAAGGTAGAGGCTGTGGAAGATGTTGAGATAATCGACATGTTCGAAGGAAACTCGGATGAATCTTAATTTCGAGCTTCTACCTTGGCAGAAACAAGTATTCAGTGACCCTACACGATTCAAGGTAATTGTAGCAGGGCGACGCTGTGGTAAGAGTAGACTCTCAGCAGTATCCCTTTTGGTAGAGGGTCTGAGGTGTCCTCCAGGCTCAGCAGTGATGTATGTAGCTCCTACGCAAGGGCAAGCAAGACAGATTATCTGGGACTTGCTCATGGACTTAGGTAGGGATGTAATCAGTGGTAGTCATGTGAATAACATGGACATCACGCTCATCAATGGTGCTAAGATCTATGTCCGTGGTTCTGATCGTCCTGATACCTTACGTGGTGTTAGCCTTACTTTTCTTGTCCTCGACGAAGTAGCGGATATCAAAAGTGAGACGTGGGAGAAGGTACTCCGTGCTGCCTTATCAGATAAGAAAGGAAAAGCACTTTTTATCGGAACACCTAAGGGCAGAAATTGGTTTTACGAGATGTACAATCTCGGAATCTCGGAAGAGGATGAGGAGTGGAAATCGTGGCATTTTACTACCAAAGATAACCCGCTTATCGATCCGAAAGAAATTGAAGGAGCTAAAAAGACACTCTCTTCTTTTGCGTTTAAGCAGGAATACGAAGCAAGCTTCGATAATGCTGGAACAGATTTATTTAAAGAAGAGTGGATTCAATACGGAGAAGAGCCCAGTCATGGAGTCTACCATATTGCAATCGACTTAGCAGGATTTAAGAATGAGAACTACTCCTCTGCGAGAGCGAAGAAGCTAGACGAATCAGCAATCGCTGTGGTGAAAGTTACAGATGATGGTGTCTGGTTTATAAAAAAAATAGAACATGGGCGGTGGGATGTTAAAGAAGCTGCAGCAAAGATTCTTAAGAACATTCGAGACTTTGAACCAGTGGGTGTGGGGATTGAGCGAGGGACAGTTCGTAACGCTGTACTACCCTATCTTAGCGATCTGATGCGTTCTAACAACGTCTACGCTCATATACAAGACTTGACGCATGGCGGTAAACAAAAGACTGAACGGATTGTCTGGGCATTACAAGGACGATTCGAGCACGGTAAAGTAGTACTGAATGAGGATGAGGACTGGACACAATTCATTGACCAGCTCCTAATGTTCCCTACTCCACAGGTGCATGACGACTTAGTGGATGCTTTAAGTTATGTCGATCAATTGGCTGTAACGTCGTACTTCACAGACCATGAGGAAGATGAATATGAACCGAGTGACTTTATAACAGGATATTAGATGAGTATAGTTGGAAGCTTATTTAGGACAGTTGCTCCTGCGTTAGTGGATAACCTAGAAGCACAAGGTTTGTTTAGAAGCTCTACTCGTATTGCTCCTAGCCTTGTACCAGAGATGTTCATCGGTAGGGAAGGAATTACGAATCTAGGCGAAGCAGGTGTGATGGATGCTCCTGCTGCGTTAAAAACATTAGAAGATGCCCAGCGTGATTGGTTTAGATTACCTGCTGAGCAGTGGAATGAAACCTATGCTCGTCAGGGTATAGCATTTGATCCAGTGGCTAACAAGTCCATGATGGAGATCAGCGACAAGAATGTTGATCTACGTCGTGGTGTCGATCTAAATAAGATTCCTGAGAATGAAGTCTTAGCATTCGACGAAGTTTTTAAAGCAGATACGCTAAAGAAAGCCTATCCTGATCTAAACGATTTAACTGTTTCTTTCTTAGATGATCCTACTTCTTCTCGCTTAGCAGCCTTTGCTCCTGAGCAGAACATGATCCTATTCAATCGTCAGCATCCTGACTGGAAGAACTCCGACGCACCAGTAAAGACTGCACTCCACGAAGTACAACACTTTGTACAAGGTAAAGAGTTGTTCACAATGGGTGAAAGTTTTGCTAGGACTCTAAACGAAAATCAGCTTTACAAAGATTCTTCTCAGGCTCTATCCCAAGTTATCGCTCAGTCCGTACCAGAATCCTTACAGTTTGCTAAGAAGTACAAAGGCATTGGATTTGATAAGGACTCAGTAATTGATGCAGTGGCTGGCTTATCAGCAAAAGATGGTATCTCAGCTCGTGCTAGTTTAGCTAAGGCATTTGGCAGCAAAGACATGGCTGATAAGTTTATTGCTAATGCTCAGAACTACCCAGCTTTAGATGCAGCAGTAAAAGCAAAAGACATAAGCACTCAAGCTTATCAACAATCGGTGGCAGACTATATGAGGGTAGCAGGAGAAGTGTTCGCTCGTCAAACTGAGCAGCGTCGTGGTATGAGTGTAGCAGAACGTATTGCTAGTCCTGCAATGCAAGCCATTGAGACTGACCCAGCAAACATTAGAGCAGGTATAACCATCGACAACATGACTGCTCCTCGTGTAGCAGATCCGTTTCAGATGCAAGTTCCACAATCAACTATTCCAGGAATTTAAAACATGGCAGAATTTAAAGAAGATCCAGTTACTGAATCTGATAAAGAATTAGTATCTTTCATCGTCGACCATACGACTCGATGGAGAGATCATCGGGATGTTAATTATTTAGATAAATGGGAAGAGTATGAAAGACTATGGCGGGGAATCTGGGATGGGGCTGACAAGACACGTGAGTCCGAGAGATCTCGTATTATTACTCCTTCGCTCCAACAAGCGATCGAGGGAAAACAAGCTGAGATCTCTGAAGCTGTTTTTGGTCGTGGCGAGTTCTTCGATATTGCGGATGATCGACAAGATCAAGACAAGACTGACATTCCATTAGTACGTCAGCAGATGCACGAGGACTTTAAGTTTACTAAAGTCAAGAAAGCAATTGATGATATCATTCTCTTAGCAGAGCTCTACGGCACTGGTATCGGAGAGATTACCATTGAAGAGAAGACTGTGATGTCTCCTTCTACCCAGCCTATCCCAGGCACTAGCATGGCAGCGATTGGTGTGTCAGAGCAGAAGAAGTTCATGGTACACCTTAACCCAATCAATCCTCGTAACTTCCTCATCGATCCTAACGCTCGTGATGTTGAGTCTTCACTTGGTGTAGCGATTGAGGAGTACATGCCTTACTTCAAGATTGTTGAAGGAATGGTAGACGGTACATACCGTAAAGTAGGAATCACTCCTAGCTACAACGACATGGACTTAGAGCCTGTCCAAGAGATGTCTCCTAAGCAAGACGGTAAAGTACGAGTTATCCGCTGGTACGGTAAAGTTCCTCGTGAATACTTAGAGAACTTACAAAAGAAAGACGGAGAAGAGATTGTAGATCTTTTCCCTGAAGGCTCAGAAGCTGAAGATTATCAAGACATGGTTGAAGCATTGGTCGTTATCGCTGACGATCAGTGGCTTTTAAAAGCTGAAGAGAATCCTTATATGATGAAGGATCGTCCTATTGTCGCCTATCAAGCTGACTCGATGCCTGGTCGTTTCTGGGGTCGTGGTACTGCTGAGAAGGGCTACAACATGCAGAAAGCTATCGACGCACAGATTCGTGCTCACTTAGATAGCCTTGCTTTGACCACTGCTCCGATGATGGCGATGGACGCTACTCGTCTACCTCGTGGTGCAAAGTACGATGTGAAGCCTGGTAAGAACCTCCTCGTTAATGGTAACCCCAACGAGATCATGATGCCATTCAAGTTTGGCAACACAGATCCAATGAACATGGGAACTGCTCAGGCTTTCCAATCCATGCTCCTCCAAGCTACAGGAACAATGGATACTGCTTCTATGCCTGACAAGGTAGCTGCAGGGGAAGCCTCAGGTGCTGGCTTATCGATGGCTCTATCGGGCTTGATGAAGAAGAACAAGCGTACCCTGATTAACTTCCAAGAGGACTTCTTAATCCCTTTCATTACTAAATCTGCTTATCGCTTTATGCAGTTCGACCCAGAGCGTTATCCAGTGAAGGATTTTGTATTCCTCCCAGTATCTACCCTAGGAATGGTGGCTCGTGAGTACGAACAACAGCAGATGATGGGTTTAATGTCGACCTTAGGAGCTCAATCTCCTATCGTTCCTCTGCTATTACAGGGTGTAATTCAGGGTTCAAGCGTCTCTAATCGTGAGGAAATCATTGTTGGACTGCAGCAAATGAGCCAACCTGACCCACTGCAACAGCAATTACAAGAGATTGCCCTAGCTACTGCTCAGGCAGAGCTCCAGAAAACCCAAGCTGAGGCTTCTAAGGCTATGGCTGAGGCTCAGAAGGCTGGTGCTCAGGCTCAGGTAATCCCCATTGAAACCCAAATTAAGGCTGTAGAGGCTGCGAATAAGCCTCAGGGTACTGATCCCTTCACCCAAGTGGAGAAAATTGCTAATTTAGCCCTTAAAGAGGCTGATATGCTGTCCAATGAGCGTATTGCTATGTTGCAAACTGCTACGAAAATGCAATAAACTCTTGACAAATCTGTAAAAATATGGTATAATATTTACTATACTAACACAATAAACTCTCCTTGTCAAGGAAAAAGAGTATGAACAGAGAATTACAGGATTATTACGAGAACAGATTCGCTATGATGGCTACCCAAGGGTGGCAGGATCTGTTAGAAGACATAGATTTAATGCTTAGCTCCACAGACACCGTCAAAGGTGTAGAAACTGTAGAGCAGCTCCACTTCAGGAAGGGAGAAATCTCTATCATGACGTGGCTAAAGAACTTAAGACAGTCAAGCGAAGAAGTCTACGAGCAACTTCAGGAGGAATCTGAGAATGCCAAGACGACTGTTTGACTTTGTATGTACGAATTCACACAACACTGAAGCCTTCGTCGATGTAGACACAAAAGAAGTTCAGTGTGGTGAGTGTGGCGAGATTGCTACTCGCATTCTTTCCTCTCCTCGGTTAGGACTAGATCCTATCTGTGGAGATTTCCCTAGTGCTACGGCACGATGGGCGAAGATGAGAGCTGAGAAGCTGGCATTGGAAAGAAAAACAACAGCAAACCACGGCTCGTAAATGGACTCTTGACCACCGAGCTATTTTTTAAATGTCCTAAAATCGCATTGCGACAGGAGAATATACATGGCTGCTAATTTTATCGAACTGCAAGAAGAAGATACTAACGAGAAGTTTACTGACCCAACACAAGACGGAAGTACAACCCCAGACGCTGCTGAACAAATGGCAGCACAACCTGAAGAGGCTGCTCAACAACCAGAACTACCTGAGAAGTATCGTAATAAATCTCTTGATGAGATTATTAAGATGCATCAAGAAGCCGAGAAGTTAATCGGACGACAGGCACAAGAGGTTGGTGAAGTACGTAAGTTAGCTGACTCGCTTCTAAAACAACAACTCGAATCGAAGCACGACACACAGCCAAGTAAAGCACAAGAGATTGATTGGTTTGAAGACCCCGCAAAGGCAGTAAACCAGGCTGTAGCAAACAACCCAGTCTTAAAGCAATTGCAAGAACAACAGGCTCAACAAGCTCAGTTGGTTGCGATGCAGACGATTGAGAAAGCTCATCCTGATTATTTAAGTATTGCTCAGTCTGAGGATTTTGCTTCTTGGATTCAAGGATCAAAGGTTCGGATGGAGCTCTTTGCTAAGGCAAACAACTACGATGTTGATTCAGCGTTAGAACTGCTAGAGACCTACAAGTCTTTACGCAGCGTCAAACAACAAAAAGCAGAAGCTACTAAAGCTGCTGACGAGTCGCTGAAGAAGGTCGAAGAAGAAAACCGTAGCAAGGCACTTAAAACTGCTGCAGTACAACAAGGTGGTACAGGCGAGTCAACCAAACCTGTTTATCGTCGTGCAGATCTTATTCGCTTAAGAATGCAAGACCCAGCCAGATACGAAAGCATGGCAGACGAGATTCTCCAAGCTTACGCAGAAGGCAGGGTACGTTAATAATTTTAATTTAGGAGATTTTAAAAATGGCTTTAACTCAAGCTGCATATCCAGGAGGCTCAGCCTCTATT